AGGGCGTGACGGCCAGCTGGAGCGTCCAGGACTCGGCCGTGATCGTCTCCTGCCAGCCCTCCACCCACAGGCGGCCCAGCTGGAGCGGGGCGTCCGTGGGAAAGCCTGTCACCTGGAGGAGGTCCGAAACCTCGAGCGCGAGGAGCTGGGCGGCCAGCTCCGGGACGCCCCGGACCAGCTCCAGGGTCATGGCCGGGAGGTCCCACCAGGGGCGGGCACGTCGGGCCACGGTCAGCAGGGCGTAGGCGTCGGCTGCCGCCTGGGTGGCCAGCTGGGTGGACACCTTGGCCGCGTAGAGGCCGTGGACCGCTATGGATGCGTCATCCGTCATGCGGACCTCCGCCTGGGGCTCCGCAGCTCCCCAGCTCACGGTCAGGTCATTGACGATGCCCTGGAGGTCCTGGGACCAGCTGAGCGGCCACAGGACCTGGCCGCTGGTCAGCTCCACAGCTGTGGCAGCTGCCACCCGGTGGTCAGCGTCGTGGTAGGCCACGGTGCCGTCCCGCAGCTCGACCACCAGGCCCTCAGCGTCGGTGGCCGCGTCGTCCAGGAGCTTCAGCAGCGGCTGCCGGTCCACGTCCCGGGCCAGCAGCTGGACGGTGCCGGAGTCCACGGCCCCAGCTGTCACTCCGGTGGCGAGGCCCAGCAGCCGGGCCACCCTGGCCCCGTCCAGCTCGGCGGGCCAGGGCGTGTCACCCACCAGCTGGCGGCCCAGGCTGGCCTTGGGTCCCACAGCTGTGACCCGGACGCGGCGGCGGCCGGAGCTGGTGCCCGGTGCCGGGATGACGGAGGAGTCCGTGACCTTGCCGACGAAGCGGGGGCTGGCGTCCGGGTCGGTGCCCCAGGCGGCCACGGCGTCCGGTCCCAGCTCGATGGTCAGGGCCTGGCCCACGGTGGGCAGCAGCTCGGCGTTGGTCGTCAGGGTGACGGTGGAGGGCTCCGGCTGGCCGTCCGGCTTGGACCGGCCGTGCCGGATGGACACCGGCCCCAGCCGGTCGAGCTCGATCGGCACGCCGTCCAGCTCGACCACCAGGGACCCGGTGCCCAGGTGCCGGTCCAGCAGGGTGTCAGCCACGGCCAGCCCCGTAGGTGGTGACCCGGCCCAGCCGGACAGCCGCGTTGTCCAGGATGCCCTCCAGCTGCTGGGCCACGGCCACCGGGTCCAGGGCACCCTGGACGGTCACGTTCAGCTCCACGATGCGGCGGTCCAGCACGGTCAGCCCGCCGCCGGAGGTCAGCCCGCTGGCGGCCATGGTGGCCGACGTGCCGGGAGACCATGCGAACCGGCCAGGACCGGCCAGGCCACCAGCTGGCCCGGCCAGCTGGTAGCCGGACGGCCCGGCCAGCTGGGGCGTCCCCAGCTGCTGGTAGGCGGCCCCGAACAAGGACCCCACGGCCCCGCCCACCTTGCCCAGGGGGCTGTTCTTGATGGCGCTGGCCAGCTGCTGGACCTTGCTGATGGCCCCGCCGATCATGTTGGACAGGGTGGCTATGGCGTCGATGACCAGGCCGATGGCCTCGCCCATGGCCCGGAATGCCAGGCCCACGGTCTTGCCGATCACCGGCAGGATGTACTTGGCCGCGAACTCCGCCACCACCCGGATGGCGTTGCCCAGCTTGGACAGGCCCTCCCGGTTGTCCTCGATGCTGTTGGACACGGAGCTGAAGGCGGAGCGGACACCGGCCAGGATCGGCGTTAGGTAGGACCGGATGCCCGGGACGATCTTGTCCACGAACCAATGGAGCAGCTCCTGGGCGGCCGGGACCAGCCGCTGGGTGATGAAGCTACCCACGGCGCTGATGGTCGGCCCCAGCCGCTGGCCCATCTCCTGGGCGAACTTTGACACGGCCGGGATCACGCTGTTGTTCACGAAGGTGGCCACGGTGGTGACGACGGGCAGCAGGCCCTGGCCCAGCTTGGCCTTCAGATTCTCGACGGTGGCCGCCGCGATCTTCTGCTGATTGGCCAGGCTGCCGCTGGTGCGCTCAAAGTCACCGGACGCGGCACCCACCTGGGACAGGACCAGGGCCTGGGCCGCCAGGACCTTCTGCTGGGGCGTCAGGGCGTCCTTTGTCGAGCTGATAAGGCCCTGCTTCAGGGCCTCGTTCCGTAGGGCCGCGTCGTCCATCAGGATGCCGAACTGGCGCAGCGGCTCAGCCTCACCACGGAGGCCGGAGCCAATGGCCGCGATGGTCTCCTCCGGGCTGGCGTTGTTGAAGCTGGCCAGGTCCCCAGCTGCTGTCAGCAGCTCCGTGCTGAAGCCCGCCAGGTCGGCCCCGCTCTTGCCCGCACTCTTGCCGAAGGTGGCGAAGGTAGCCGCACCGTCCAGGGCCGCCTGCTTGCTGATGCCCAGGGACGTGTTGGCCGTGTCAGCGAAGCTCTCAATCTGCTTGGCAGCTGGGCCGAACAAGACGCCCACCTTGCTGAGGGTCTCGCCCATGTCGGCCGCCGCCTTCACGGCGTCCACGCCCAGCTTGACGGCCAGGGCACCGGCCGCCGCGATGCCGACGCCCAGGCCGATGGCCAGGGCCTTGCCTGCTCGACCAGCTGAGGAGCCAACGCGGGACAGGCTCCGGTCAGCCTCCGCCACGCCCTGGCCCACGCCCTTGGCGTCGGCAACAATGTCCACCTTCAGGGTGGCGGGCCTGCCTGCCATTGGCTCCTCAGCTCCTCATCATCGTTTCGCGTTCCTGGCCTGCTCGCGGGCGGCCAGGACTGTCCACAGCGCCCGTATCTGGCCCACGGTGCAGTCCTCCAGCTGGGCCGGGGTGACGCCACCCATGGCCGTGGCCAGGAGGGCTAGTCCGTGGTCTCCGTAGGGTCCTGGCGGGCCTCCTCACCCAGCTGGTCAAGGGTCGGGACCTGGGCGTCCGGGTCGTCCTCCTGGACCTCCGGCTGGGGGGTCTCCCGCACCTGGAGGGCGTTGGACAGCTCCCCAGCTGTGGCCCCGGTCCAGATGCCCAGCTGGGCCGTGGGCTCGGTGCGCTTGTGGATCACCCAGGCCACGTAGGCCATGGCGTCCCAGCGGTCAGCCGTGGGCCGGGTGATTGCGTCGAGCACGTCCACCTGGCGGCCCAGGGTGCGGGACAGCTGGGCGTTGGCCACCCGCAGCTCCGGCACGCGCAAGCCGTGGGTGGGGTCTCCGGTGTAGTCCAGGTGGGGCAGCTCGCGGGCCTTGGGCTCCAGCTGCTCCGTCGTGTCGGTGGCGGTCATGGCGGTCTCCTCAGTAGGTCGTTCCTGCGATGGGCTCCAGGGCACGGTTGAGGCCCTGGAGGTACAGCTCCAGCCACACAGGCTCTGTGGCCTGGGCAGCGTCCGGGATGAAGGTGTGCGGCTCGATGCCGTGAGCTGGCCAGCCCCAATGGACAGGTCCGGCGTAGGGCACAGCTGCTCCGCCGAAGGTGACCGTTGCCCGGCCCACGGCACGGTTGCCACGGCCGGACCCGGCCAGGCGGCCCGTCCGTTGGGGGGCACGGCCAGCAGCTGCCACGGCCACCAGGGCGGCCACAGCGGCGTTGGCTTCCTTCAGGTCCTGGGTTGTCTCCCCGGCTGCCTTCAGGTCCCGCCGTAGGCGGCGGAGGCCATCCACCCGGATGGCTCCCGCCGCCTGCCCTCCACGAACGGCCACCGGCTCAGACCGGGTAGGTGTCCGTGACGGTGCCGACCACCGGCCACTCCGCCGGGGTGGTCAGCCGGGCGTTCACGTCCCCGCCGATCCGGACGGCCCGGACCCGGACGTTGCCGGTGTACGCGGGGCCGGTCGCGCCGGTCGGTGCCCAGCTGAAGGGCACGATCTCGCCCGCGTTGTCCTTGGCGAACTTCACGAAGCCCGCCGGGTCGTCGAAGTCCTGGACCGCCTCGATGTTGAGGGTCCAGCTCTCCACCTCGTCCGGCTCGATGGTGTCCCCGGACAGGACCTCCAGCCGGTCGCCCTCCTCGTCCACGGAGGGCTCCAGGGTCACGTTCGTGGCCTGGGACTGGAAGGGCAGGGCGTCCAGCAGCAGGGTGCCGGTCTTGTTGCGGGATTCAACGATGGGCATAGCGGTCCTCTCAGGTGGTCGGCCAGGTGGCCGGGTCGTCAGTGAAGGTGGCCACGTAGCAGGCCACCAGCTGGTCCCCCAGCTGGTAGCTGCCGGGGTCGGCCCGGGTGATCGGCAGAACGTCGGACACCAGCTCCAGCAGCTCGGTCATGGCGTCCACAGCGGCCAGGGTTGCCAGCCCCGGCCCCAGGCACAGCAGCCGCCAGGTGACGACGGATGCCCCGCCGTCCAGGCGGCCCCACTCGATGGCGGGCGG